GGAACAGCAGATAGCCGAAACCGGTTTGTCGTTGGACATGCTCGACAAGAGGGCGCGTGAGGCGTTCTCACAGAAGTATTCCACCACGTATGACCGGTATGAGTGCGCTATCGGCTGGTGCATCGACGACATGCTGGGGTGGGAATGATGGAAGTCAAGATACCTACTAGCAAGATTCGTGAGGTTCTGGAGTCCTCTGGCTATGCGTATACGCCGGATAATATCGTGGCGGTACGCGCAAACATTCCACTCCACACGTCTGACCTGATTCTGGCGGCATTGAACGCCACCGATTTACCCGACAAGCGGTTTGCTTTGCCACTGTTCTAAGGAGCTTTTCAAATGACCACTTACTATATGCAAGACAAGAATGACTATTACCGTTACACTCGAATCAGCAAGCCACGCGCCTACTGGGAGTGGAATGGCTGGTCAGCTGGCATGAGATCAACCCGTGCACGTTCCATCACTGCGGTTGGCGTTTCTGGCACTGGGTGTCCGCATGGGCCTACTGCGAGGCTATGGAAGGTGGCTATATTGCGGAGCAGTCCTATCTTGACTCATATTGCAAGGTGGAGTATTCCGACAATGGCCGTGTGGCGGTCATCCGCGCCTATTGATTCCTGCCGCCTGGCGTTTTCCTCACTTCCGCTGGGCGGCATCCCATACCTATAAACCAAACCAATACTTTTTAGGAGATTATTATGAGCGCCACTATCAAACTTACGTTGAGCGACTACAGCGTCCGAGAACGCTTGGACGGCTGGTGGCGTATCCCTACGGTCGCCCAATACTTGTATCCCAATGGCGAAACCCAACAGTTCATGAACATGCTGGACGAACTGGACGGCGTGGTACACGATACTGAGGCACAGTATGAAGACAGGTTCTCGTTCGATGATTACGCTGATTTTCTTGAGAGTCTGGCACCTGAATATCGCAAGGCGTTTCCCATCGCGCTGGACGGGTGGAAACACAAGGCGGGTGAGATTTACATCTACTGGTAAAAATTCGGATACTATTCTATCCCAATATGGTATATGATTGATACCATCTGTTAACCGTTAAGGAGGTTGTTATGGGTAAGCTGGTAGCCAATATCGATGATGATGTCAAGGCGCGTGCCGCCGCGCTCTACGATTCCATGGGCATGAGCCTGAGCACCGCCGTCAACATGTTCCTACGCCAGTCTCTGGTGGACAACGGGTTGCCGTTCAAGCCGACGCGGCACACGCCGGACGGTTATCCGGTGCCGCCTGTTCACAATGCATACATGTTCGAGCGTTCGGAGAAGGGCCATGTGATACTGCCCGCCGATTGGGATGATTCGGAGGATGATGTCTATGACCAGTACGCCAAATGAACCGCGCCTGTATGACGTGTGGCTGATGTGGGTCGAGTTTCCCGACCATCCCGGTATCGGGAAGCCGCGTCCGGTGGTTATCACCGAGGTTGACGGCGATCTGGTGTCGGGTATCGTGGCGAAGATAACCGGCAACACTGATTGGGATGAGGCCGGTGACGTGCCGCTGCTCGACTGGAAGGCCGAGGGGCTGTTGAAGCCGTCGCTCGTGCGCTGTTCGCAACGCTTCTACTTCAACAGGAGCGAACTGCTACAATGGTTCGGACGACTCTCGTTGAGGGACGCGGAGCATGTTAACGACGGGTTGAAAGCCACATTGGACATTCCACCATACAGGCGAAGCGTATAGCCGTTATCGTTTTCATGCCTCATGGACTTGTTCTATGGGGTCATTCTTATAGAAACCATCATTTAGAACCGCATCATAGGGCTTTCTATGGTGCGGTTTTCACATAAATCAGCATTTAGACGGGACTTTAGAGCTGTCTATTGTCCCGTTAATCGTTTTACCGGACAATAACAAGGGAGTTTCCATCATGGATGAAGAAACCGAAGTCTACACGATTTACCAGCGCGTGACGCAGATCGAGAAGCGTCACGTCACCGCGCCGAAAGGCTTGACGTTCAACCAGTTGAGCGACTGGGTTGACGAAAACGGCGTTGGAGACCTGTTGGACATTGACGAACTGGACAACGATATGGTCAGCGCCGATTACGAGGACGGCTCTCATGTCAAGAGAAAGTGGGCGAATTGATTACCGCAATCTACCGTTATGAGCGTTTCGACCCCGCCACCAACACCGAGTTGTGGCGGCGTATACCACGCTGGGAGCTGCGTCTCATATGGCTGAAGGCATGGCTTAAACGCGATAAGGCGGCTCGAATCTCTTACGGGGCTTGGCTGTACGCCAATGCTTCAGGCGGCGGGCAATGGTTGGCCGCTGACATGTTGGACTGGAATCAGGAGGTAATCAATGGACGCTGAACGTATGAGAGCCGCCTTGCATGAGGTGTGGAAATACTATGACGAGGCGGGGGAGAGCGGGGAGAACTATGTGCTTGCCCCCGATAATCTCGCCAAGTTCGCCGCCGACCTATGCAAGGAATACCAAAATCTTGATACACAGAAAGCCATAGGACTTGTGGCCTTCTGGGAATTAGCAACCATACCCAAGGAGCTATTATGACTGACTTTGACACGCTTTTCGACGCGACCAACAATGAGAGCGGAATCATCGTATTCCCCAACAATGACGTGATTATCGGCAATTGGACGTATTCGGGGCATGGCGTCCCCCGACTCTCCCCGTTCGGTGACGCGCTCGTTTCCACCGGCACCATCGATAAGGCTGAGGATAAAGGCTTGGTCAATATCAAGGATTATCTCACCGGATTGGACGGTTTCGACATCGTTTATGACAGGAATGATGATTACCCGCAGATCAAGGCCGATGACATGGCGAGATTGTGGGAGATCGTCAACAATGACGAAACCCTACGGGTGCTTGCCCCAGTCGATTGGAACTAGTGCGTGTCCGGTGCTAATTGACGGGCGGTTACCACGAGTAAAAAAATGACGATGCTAATAACTGATAACCATAAATGTGGGCCCGATTATACAAGAAAACCCGTGGAGCACTCGGAATAGAGTCGTTCCACGGGTTTTTATTATTGAGACTGTTAGAAGCCGCCACTGCCTCTCATGGAAGCACACTAGGACGGCATTCTTATTCCCGGTAATCGTCGTAGATCTCAATACCGATGGGATACTCTGAGTAACCGGTGTCCTGCACGACGATACGGCCTTCGTTCGTATAGACGGTCAACGGGTCATCGTCCGTGATCCACTTCTTCTCGATGCGGGAGCCTTTCTCGGTGACTCCTTTACTTAGTTGGCGTTCAAACGGTTCGTGGACTTCCACGAGACGAGCGTTCTTGTAAGGCGAGTCATTAGGGGAAAAGAGGTAATTAGTTCGGTCGATGATGTAGCTCATTGTTCCTCTTCTGTTGTTTTAACGGCATCGGCCAGGAACTCCATAACGCAGCGGAACAGTTCGGATTGCACGTATGCGACAAGCTCATTTGAGACCGTCATGTGCTTGCATGCCTTGGCCTTGTGTCGGTATCCGAGAATCTCGGCGTTGTACAAGCCCATCGCAGCATGCACGCATTCATGGCTGACGATATGCGGCAGCAGGTGTTCGCGGCTCAAATAGATCACGCACATGGGGGAGTTCCCGTATTTCACCACATTGGTCTGCGTGTCGATTGTCGCGGACTGCATGAGGGTGATTCCGGCTGTACCGTTTTCGAACGCGGCATCTCCAATCGGCCTGTCGAGGTCATCGGATTCGATGGAGGATTCCACCGAGTCGATGCAGGCGGCTCTCCGCATGGTTTCCTCGGTATCGTACACGCGGACTTCCACGCTGACCTTGTGCGCGAACTCGGTCAGGTCGATGATGCACCTCTGATGGGGAAACAGCGTCTCAGGTTCCTTGGTCAATGTTTTCTCCGATTCTCGATGATGGCGACGGCCCCCAGTAGGAGCGTGAACAGGATGATTGGGATCGCGCTCATTGCCCGCCGTGAATGGTTTTGCGCGCATGGTTCAGCTGCTCCGTCAATGCGGGTGTCATTGCGGCCAAATGCAGCGAAGCGGTCAGCATGTGCACGATCATGTAGCTGGCCCACGCATTGCAGCAGGCGATCATGCCCTGCTGCCTGAATGGTCGTCATAGTTCCCCCTTGGCTTTGCGCGTGTAGTATTCCTCAGCGGTCAATAGTTCACGTGGGTGGAGGCATTCGACCATTTCGTGCCATGAATAGAATGTACGGCAATGACTCGCTTCTCCGTCGTACCATCCCACGCTTAACGGCTGAACGGGCTGGCCAACCCTATTGAGAACGAGAAGGATTCGACACCAGCCAAAAGAGGTTTTCAGCCAGTATTCACCTGAATCAAACGGCATGTAATAGCCAGCCAGCCCAATCTTCTTAGGCGCGGGACGGGTGGCATAGGCGAAACCGAGGAGCGAGACCACGAGCATAGCTGTCGGGCCTGTCTCGAACCAGTAACGAACTTTACCTTCATTGTCCCGGACTTTCCGCCCTCCCCAACCGGCGCAGACTCCAGAAGTGCCTACCTCAGCCTGACACTTGTTTTCCGTAAAGCGGATGAACTGGTACACGTTCGTACTGCCTTTGACGTGAATCAGGTCGCCGGGCTGTAGGTCTTCCCATGCGACGCGAATCTTCTTGCTCACCTGTGGTCCTCCTTGCCGATATCGCTGAATCGTGTGTAAAGCCGGTCGTTCACGACATACGTGTTGTAATCATCCTGTTGGATGTACCACCAGCGGTTTTGATGGCCGGCCTTCAAATACTCCTCGCACGTGTGGTCGATAGTGTTGTCGGGGTTGACCTTCTGCCTGAACGACAATTCATCAACCACGTTACTATCGGCC